TCACCTGCACAATTGGCGCATGCGAAAATCCCGTCTCGCCAATCGACACCCACATTGTATTTTTGATTGCCGGAATACTGGCACCGGGCTGGTCCCAAAGCGCAGTGTCCCACAGCCCCTGATCCCACACATCAAGCGCACCGGGATCTGGACCCGGAGGCGGCGGGGCCGGTATCAGGAACTGATAATCGACGGTTGCCGCGAGTTGCGGTTGAAACGGCTCGTGGGCAGAACTAAAGAACGCCGCCCGCGCCTGAAACCAAGTGACCTGATTGGGCGGCACCTGAAACATCTCCCAGCCGCCAACCATCGTGCAAACATAGTTGATGCCATCGTCGGTTCCGCCGCTTTCGGCCTGCATGATCCTGCCGTCCTGCGTGCCGAAAAACAGCGAGCCGTGCAGTTGCATGAAGCACACCGCGTCCCAGCCGGTGTAGCGGCACCATGCCCCGGTTTGCACATTGCTGACGCCGACAGTCGAGGATTTAATGGGAAAGATACCAGCTACCGTTGAGCCTGCTCCGGGGAAACTGAAAATCAGCGCATTCCCCTCGCTCCACTTGATGAGCATCGTCGGGTACGTTCTTTTGACGTTATGTTCCAGCGTCCACAGGTTTTGGATGTTGTAGGTGATCGCCGCGAGCGACAACTGTGACACGTCCTTGGACATCGTCGCCGTCAGCGGCACGATGCCGTCGATCGTGGAGATCAGGATGTCGCCGCCAAGCTTTACGTGTCCATACTTGCTCAATGGCGGCGAGATGTCGTAGCAGCCGTCCTGCTTCCAGTTGGACGAATCGGTCGGGTCGGTGCCGGTGAATACGGCAATCTCGCCCATGTCGCTGACAAAAATGCATTTGTCGTTGGAGCCAGCGCCACTGTCCACGGACCAGCTCGCGCCAAACAACAAAGAGCCGCCGCGCTTCATGGCCCCCGATAGCGGAATGAAAACCAGTTCTCCGCCGACAGAATGCACCGGAAGACACCAGGCGTTCATGGTGCCGCCTTGCACGAAGAACAGCCGGTTGGCGTGCTTCCAGACGTGGGTCAGGCCCTGACCGTTCTGCACGATCGTCGGAGCGTCGATCGGGCCGGTGATAAAACTCGTGTTGTCGGACGCATGATCGATCGCCCATTGTCCCGGAGTGGCCAAACGGGCATCGGCAAACGTGCCTGTGCCGGGACTGGTGTGAGCGACGAGACATTTCCAGCGTGTATTGTCATCGGTGTCGAGCGCACGATCGCCAACGGCATAAGCCGTGCTCACGGCCCAATCGGCTGGCGTGGTTGTAGACAAATACGTCCACGACGTGCCGTTGAAGCGCCGCACATAATCGCCCGCGTCATTAACGATGATCAGGTAATCGCCGCCCGTATTGGCCAGCTGCGCCGCGCTGTAGTTTCCGTCCGTCTGCGTTCCTAGGCCCGTGACCTCCACAGGACTGTCGGAAAACGATACGTCGAAGAGCCGTGTCACAGTGGCGGCAAACATGCGCTGCACGGAACCGCTGACGTACTCGAACCCGCTGCGCACGACCTCAACCGGGTCAGGCAGCGTCAGCCACCGCTCTGTTCCTCCGCGCAGCTTCAGTCCCTTCTGCGTCGGGAACCAGTTGTCGAGGATCACCGCACCGCCCGGCTTGGTGTAGGCCCAATTCTCGTTTTCAATGACGCCGCGAATGGGCGCAGGCAGCGTTATGCTCTGGTACTGGATCGCCATTTCGCCGGGGACAGGCTGACGGCGGAATGCTGCGTGGCCGCTCATGGCGTTGCCTCCGCGCGCGCGGCAACCGCAATCCACGCCGTGGAGTTGCCGTCGTTGTAACGGAGATAAAGCAGCCCGTTTGTGCTGCTGAACCAGAGCGCACTGTCGGCGGCTCCAACCGGCGCGGTGGCGGAAACGAGCACACCCATGGACGGGCCCGCGGGTCCCTGTATTCCTTGCGGGCCTTGAATACCCTGCGGCCCCTGTGGTCCCGGCACGGTACTCGCGGCACCGGCTGGCCCAGTTGCGCCGACCGGTCCCTGCGGACCTGTCGGTCCCGGCACGCTCGAGGCGGCACCGGCAGGACCGGTTGCACCTGTCGCACCCGGTGGTCCTGTCGCACCGGGGGCTCCGGCCGGTCCCTGCGGTCCCGGTATCGTACTGTCTGCGCCCGGCGTTCCTGTTGGTCCCGGCGGCCCTTGCGGTCCTGTCAGCCCCGGCGGTCCCGGCACCGTTGAGGCCGGGCCTTGCGGACCCGTTGGCCCCGGCGGTCCCGGCACGATGGAAGCAGCGCCAGTTGGTCCCGGCGGCCCCGGCGGGCCTTGCAGCGCGACGTTGTAGAGGGCGCGTTCGGCTATAAAGGCCACGGCGCAACTCCCGTATAAGCCTGATTGCCGCGCAGCCGTCCGCTGCCGATAATGATCGGCGCTGGCTGATCACTGCCCATCGCCATCGTCAGCGCATCGGAGTAGGTGCCCATATCCTCGGCGTAGGGTGATCCCTTGTTCGCCTTCCACTGCCAGATCATGCCCAGTTTCAACAGGCGGTCGCCCAAGAGGAACGTGTCGGCGTCGGTCATGAACGCATCGCCGGTGCCGCCGCTGCCAAGCGCAATGCAGTTCTTGTCGAGGTAGGCGTAGGTCGCGTTCTCGCCCACCGGCATGACCGGCGAGATGTGCATCTGCCCGCCCAGGATCGTCCACTCGCCCAGGCCGCTGATCCAGCCGCGCGCGCGCCGGTTCAACCACTCGTCGGCGTCCGAGATGAACACCATCGGCGTCTGCGTGTTTGACGATCTCCAGACGTTTGCCGTGAGCAGCATGCGCTTGAAGTTGGCGGGGAGGTCAAACATGGTCGTGCCGACAAGAACGCCTGTCGGGTCCGGCGGCGGCGGAATGATCGTGCCGTCGCCGGTAAACGTGCCCACAACCTTGAGCCGTCCCCACTCTCTGGTGTCGTAGGCAATGCGCTGCGCCATCTCGTTGGCGAGCGACAGCAGTTCACCCTGCGTACGGGGCTGCACCGATGGCGAAAACATCGACACTGGCGGATTGACGCCAACGGCAAGTGATACGTCCCTGATCACGCTCAAGAGAGACATAGCCACCTCATGCTGCCACGCTGCTCTTATGATCCTCTGCCATGCGGATCAGCGTCTTGCGCGACGGGTTACCCTTCGGAGAAACGCCGGTCAGCGAGCGGACATGCTCCTTGAGCTGCGCGTCGGACATGCCGTCGAACTCGCTCGGCGGTCTGTCTTTGGCCATCAGCCTGTTGTCTTCCTCAAGCACTTCGTTGCGCAGCCTGATCGTCTCAAGCTCCGCCTCGAGCCTGGTGATCCTCGCCGTCTCGTTGCTGCTCTCCAAAAACTCGATGGTTTTGTTCTTCATCTCGCGCCCGCCGGGACCAAGGTTCTTGAGTTCTGCCCCGTCCACGATCGCCAGCGCCTCCGCGGTGTAGATGTTGAGCGCGCGTAATTCAGCCCGCTTGCCTTCGGTGAGGAACGGCAGGTAGTCGATCGGCGTCCCCGACTTGGTCTGCTGCTGGCTTGCCTTGAACTGCTGGTACTGCTTGGAGAACCGCTCGGCGTAAGTGATGGCGGTCTGCTCTCCGGTGACCGGATCGACATCCCAGTGCGAGCGGTCAGTCGCCGGATAAACGCCGTAGTCGCGCGAACCGGGATGGCGAACCTCGACCTGCTCCATGTCGTCGAAGATCGGTCGCCCTGCTTCCGCAGACTTGACGTTGTTCTTCACGGTGCCGTTGCGGAAGATCGCAACCACCCCTTTGTCGTTCGGTACCATTTTCGTTTGCCCTTCCTGTTGGTAAAAAGGCGGATGCCGAAGTGACCGGAAGGCTAACCAGCCCGGCACCCGCCCCTCTCTCGATCCAGCCCGCGTCAACAAACCGGATCGCAAAGCTCTGTTCAGTTCTCCAAATCAATCGTATCGATTGCGCCTGTTCTTCCGTGATTGACATGGAAGCCTAGTATTGCCTCAACTCTTTTGCGGGCAGCGACAGCTTCTTCCTTGCTGTCAAAAGAACCTATCGTGATGTGTGCAGTCCATTTCTGCTGGCGCTCACTAAAGCGGATACCGTGATAACCAGAAGTATTGTTGCTCTTTAACGCAGCGTTACGTTGATTGTCAGAGCGCGTGCCGTTGCGAAGGTTGACCCATCGATTATTGCTGCGATTGCCATCGATATGGTCGATCTCCACCGGGTCAACGCCCGTCATAATTTTCCATGCAACCCGATGCACCAACAGGGTCTGATAATTAAAATGCGTATAGCAATAACCATCTGGCTTTAACGTCACCGCTGACTTTCCAGCCCATCGGCTGTTCCACTGATTGCATGCATGCTCGGCAGAGCGAGGCCGTTCCGCTGTCGTACCTTGAGTAAACAACGTCACGGGACGCACCCTCCAAATCAGCTCGCCAGTTTCCGGGCGATAGCGAAATACTTGGTCGAACACCTCTTTCGAGGGCATCCCATTGGCCTTCATTTTCAACTCCCTTGGTCTGGGTTTAGCCAGACCAAGGGTAACATTCGGTATCCCACTCAACAAGCTTGAATGGGCTACGCCGCAGGATTGGAGTCTCGTAACCTCCAATTAAACTTCGGATTGACCATCGTGAGTTCACCCATCCACCCAATGAACTGGGCAACCGCGTCCTTATCAATTGGCATCTGGCCTTCACCCTTGAACACGCTGTCGAAGTTGCGGCTCGGGTGATAGCGCAGGCGCAGGCTGTCGGTTTGCAGGCCGTAGGTCGTGTCGGCTGGCATGTCGGAACCGATGCCGCCCTCCAGCACGATCGTCGCTTGCTTGCCGCCGCCGATGTACTCCAGCGTTGAGAAGCCCAGTTTGGCCAGGCCGCCGCCATCGCGAGAGAGCCGCTGGATGGCGACTGTCGCCGCGTCGTAGGCTTCGTAGTGTTGCGGCGACATGATCAGCAGATCGGCATAGTCCCGCCCGCGTGACTGCGCGGTCATGATCCGGTTAAGCGTCGGGCGGATGGTCGTGGACGTGATCTGCGTAATCCCGGCGATGTAGGACTGCGCGTCGATGGACTGCGTCTGCCACCAGGTATTCTGCGCGCGGTCGATGCCGCCGTAGACACCGGTCGTGTTGGCAACCGGCACCGCCGTTGCCAGTCCGGTCAACTGCTTGCCGCCACCGGCAGCATGCAGCGCACCGTCCATCGCATCTTCCAGCGCGCTCTCGGCAGCTTTCATGTAGCTGTCGAGCACGTCCATCAACTGGGCTTCGCCTTCGTTGTTGAGGATTTCCTGCTTGCTCAGAATGATCGGTACGACGACCATTTTCGGCTCGTACCAGGCATCGGCAAACAGATCGATTGCTGGATTGAGCAGCACGTCGTAGCCGGAATACCACTGCGCGGTCTGCTTGGAGATTTGCAGCGTCTGGCGAATGCGCGGACCTGAGTAGGTTTCCCACAGGCCCTTGTCGCGCATGGTCGCCAGAAGTGCGTTGTTATCAGACACCAGGTCTTGGTACGACGAGGAACGATCCTCGATCGCCATCGACAAGATCTGTTGATATGGAAGGTTGTCACCAGTTCCAACTGGCAAAATAGGCATGGCTCATCATCCTTAGCGTTACACGGCGCGCAGGATGAGCGGTTATTTAAGGCTCCCTACACGCCATTGGCGGCGCGGCGAAATGCTTTCGCAAGTGCCTCACGCCTC